ACAGATACTATGCAGTGGGTCACTCCTTTCTGGGGCAGACAAACTTCAGATAATGCTGGTAATCCTTTAGAATTTACAGATAATTCTGACTATTCAACTCAAAATGAGAAACTAACTGTTATTCAAGACTGGGATTGGGATGATACTACCAAGACATATGTCAATGGTGATAGGACAGAAAAGAAAACTTTAACTTACGCTTACGACACAGTTAGTGCAAAATGGGTAAAACAGTGATATAATATTACTGTATAGATTTTGTTATGGAAAGTGTAATTCATTCTTGGTTTCCAAGGGCGGTATATTTTCGTCCTAATATTTTTAATGATAGATTGGAAACTTATGAACAAGAAATTAAAGAGGGACTTGCTAGGGTAGGTTCTGTTAGAACTCCTACATTAAATGTAGATTCGTCACATAAAACAAGTAAAAATATTTTCGAGGTTGCTCAATTAGAAGGTCTACGTCAAGTCTTCTATGAGGAATCTCGTTATTTTTTGGAGAAAATTGGATATACAAAGACTGATACTTTAAGATTTAGTAATTGTTGGGCAAATATTAGTTACAAAGGAGATTATATTTTTCCTCATATGCATGGGTATTCTGTATGTTCTGGTGCATATTATGTGAAATCTTCTATGGATGATAAGATTAAGTTCTTTAACACTCCATCAATGCTTCCAGATCCAGAAGTATGGAATGAGTATAATTATAATTACGCAGAGTATAGTTGTGTACCAGGATCTCTATTATTATTTCCTGCTGATTTACAACATGGTACTGAATCACAAATCGGTGAAGAGAAAATTGTAATCTCATTTAATATGATATTATGAGGCAATGTATAATACCATCAACTGAATTTATTGCTGGTTGGTATATTAATGAATCAGTGTGTGATGATTTAATATCCTACTTTGAAGAGTCTCCTGACAAAACAGCAGGACAAACAGGTCGTGGTGTAGATCCAGAGTTTAAAAGATCTACTGATCTTACTGTTGTACCAAGAACAAAAGATCCTAGAGTACAAACATATCTTGCAGAATTAGGAAAAGTATGCGATAATTATACTGAAAAATTTGAATGGTCTTCTAAAAGTCATAATATGTGGGGGTTGAATACAACCTTTAACATACAAAAATATGAACCAAGTGAAGGATTCTTTGCTTGGCACATGGAAAGAAGTTCTCCAAAGAATCTAAATTCTTTACGTCATCTAGTGTTTATGACTTACTTAAATACTGTCACTGATGGTGGAGAAACTGAATGGTATCATCAACGATTAAAGTTACAACCAGTGAAAGGATTAACTGTCATTTGGCCCTGTGATTGGACACATGTTCATCGTGGTGTTACATCTCCAACTCAAGTTAAGTATATAACTACAGGGTGGTACACTTATACTTTAGAAGGATTTGATTATACAGAATTTAATGGGGGTTAAATGATACTAGATTATTCTTATTGGTACTTCAAGGGTATCATTAAACCTGAAGTATGTGATCGTATTATTAGTATTGGAAAGGGTAAAATTCCTCAATTAGGAATGACATCCAAGTACAAGTATAAAGAAGACGGTGAATATAATGAAGAAGATAAGCAGCATGTTCTTAAGACTAGGAACTCAAATGTATCATGGATAAATGATCCTTGGGTGTTTAATATAATACGTCCTTTAATAAACAGGGCAAATGAACAGGCAGGTTGGAATTTTGAATGGGACTATACAGAATCAGCACAATTTACAGTATATAATAAAGGGCAATTTTATGATTGGCATCCTGACCAAGCAAGTAAACCTTACACAGATAAAGATCAAAGAGAAGGTAAATATAGAAAATTATCTTGTACTCTATTATTAAATGATCCTCAAGAATTTGAAGGTGGTGATTTAGAGTTTCAAGTAGAACAAAAGAAGACTATGGTATGCACAGAAATCGACTGTAAGGGGTCTCTAGTTGTGTTTCCATCCTTCGTATTACATAGAGTACTTCCCGTGACACGGGGGACTAGGTACTCATTAGTCATGTGGCATTTGGGGTATCCATTTAAATGATTTACATAACACAGAATCAATCAGTAATAGATCTTACACCTGAACTTATTGAATGGTTCAAGTCTAATATATTGCGTACATATATCTGGGATGAAACTAGAGTATTATGTATGGATAAGTTTGGTATTGGTAGAGAAAATTTACCAGACATATATTATAAGTTTGTTGATCTATGTAAGGAAATTAAATCTGAAGTATCTGTTGATGATAGATTTAGTGTATTACAGAATGTAGAGATTGTTAAGTATCCTGCTGGTGCAGCAAAAGGGTATCATTATGATAGAACAAGACCAACAACTACTGGTGCATCAATTACATATCTCAATGATAATTATATTGGTGGACATACTGTAGTTCATGGTGTAGATGTCCAACCTATCGCAGGTAGAACAATATTATTTGATGGATTAGAATATAGACATGCAGTTAGTAATGTACTTAAGAATGATAGATATACAATATCAATGTGGTATGGTTCTGATCCTACTCTACCACTCAATAAAGAGTTCTTGGAGATATAATTATGGAGGTAATTTTGACTGATACTACAAAGGTAATTGATAACTTTTTAGCAAGACCATTATTTAAAAAGATTCAAGATGAACTGTTAGATTCTCAATCAGTTCCTTGGTTTCATCAGAAGAATATATCTGGTGTTCGTGATGAAGAGAATTTATATTTTACACATTTAATATTTGCTGAACATAAAAGAACAAGTAATAAGTTTCATTGTATAGAACCATTACTAGAATTCATACAATGTCGTGCTCTAGTAAGAGTAAAGATGAATATGTATCCTAGAACAGATAAATTAGTTCATCACGAGGATCATGTTGATTATGATTATCCTCATGCAGCAGCATTATTTTCTCTTAATACATGTGATGGTGCTACAGTTATTGATGGTAGAGAGATACAATCTATTGAGAATAGAATGATATTATTTGATCCAACAATTAAACATCAT